TTTCACAATTATGGGCGATCTTCAATGATCCTATATCACCAGCATCAATCACTCAGAGGATATTGCCTTGCCAAATTAAAGAGTTTTTTAAACTCTAAGAAGTACGTTACTTTTGGTAGGATTATATATCATGTTTCATAATACCAGGTCAAAGACCAAATGGTTCACGAGTGTAGTTATGGAGTTTTCCTTCTCCCTGTTGGTTGGACTTACGACCCAACCAACCCAGGAAAGTCATCGAACTTTCCTACCCAACACGGAAGTACGAGATCTTTATTCTCGTAGAGCATGTCTTCATTAGACATTGGTTCGTAATTGTCGAACTCTAACTCATGCCGCCCATTCGATTGTACATCAGAATTATGGCGTAATGCCTTCTGAATTGATTTAATCTCTAAAATCGAGTCATAAAGATTCTCAATAGGAGTTTTCTCCAAAAGATTAATTGTCATCAATTTATACAATCTGGCCCATTGTGATTCGAAGTCGAAAGTCTCACCACTCATAAGAGTTGCTTTCCTATATAGTGGTTTTTCTATATAATCAAAAATCTTGAGATCCTTCATCACTAATTCATGCATCTTCCACATAGCCATATCCTTGGGCTTGACAGGTTTAAATTTACTGTCACCATTCATTCTCATCTTGAGAACTGTAGCCATCTTTCTGTCGACTTTTGAAATTTCATTGTCGTGGTCAATTGGAAGTCCTAGACCTCCTAACCATTCTGGTAAGAACCAAGAAAGGGGATATCTATCTAAAACATTTTTATTGTAATAGATAAAACGGCTTTTAACCTTTAACCAAAATTTTTCAGGGCATGATCGTTTCAATTCACGACATACTACGCCTAGTTCATGGGGTCCCATTAAATTGGACTTACCATTATTTGAACCAGAGCCACACCTCTTCTGTCCCTTCATAAGACCCAAGTTGATATACTTGCATTCGGTCCACCATTCGGTGTCAGGGATCCACTCAAAAATAGTGGAATTAATTGTACAGAAGTTATCTGAAAAATATGTCTTTCCTAAAGAAGAGAACAAACCCGCAATAGCGCAAAATCCTTCCCAACAGGGTCGGAGACGTTCTCTATGTCCTTGCAATAAACAATCATCACCATTAATCAAACATGGTAAGATAGAACCTTCTGAAAAACGGTTCGGTTTATTGACTAATCGATATCTAAGTGTGTTAAATTCACTCTCCTCGATTGCAAGACGACACAAAGCTGCATTAGCTATGCACAAAAAAGGGAAAGAAATTATACTACCCATTAACTGACCTTCAGTTTGTGGTTTCTCAACATTATCCTCA